CCTGTCGTGCTGTCAGCCGGAATGCAACCCGTAAAGTTCCGGATTCCTTGTCGGGCTTGAACGATTGGGCGGACGGCATACTTGTCAAACTGCGCGACGGGATCATGACCTTGCCACAGGATATTCCCCCGGTAACGGATGAAGACGGGAACGCGCAATATCCCATATTATACGGGCACACGCGCAATGGTGGATGGTTTCTTTAAATAGTTTTTAAATCGCTTTTAAAAGGTATGTTATGTACAAAAAATTAAGAGAAATATTCAACTGGTTTCAACAGAAGGCTATTCGTCGGATGAACCTGAAGAATGTACTCAATGAGTATTATTATCGAATGGACAGCAGTGGGTTGCCAACGTCAGGAACAATGTATAAAAGGCAGGCTGTTGTTTATCGGGAAAAGACCATTGACGACTGGATCATGTCAGTGACCGCAGCTACCGATCCGGATGATCCCAGGCGTGGTTTATTATACCGCTTTTTTCAGTCGTTATATAACGATGAACATTTGCAGACGACCATTGACAATCGCGTCTTACCTGTGCAACAGGCAAAATATAACCTTGTGGATGATAATGACAATGAAGATGAGGAAGCAAAAAAATTACTGGATCGTCCATGGTTTCACCAGCTTATCAGAATCTGTTTTCTGCATCAGTTACAGGGGGTATCACTTGCCGATCTTTCCCACCTTGATGATAATTTGGAAATTAGCCATGTCG